CGTACTCGGCGGTGTAGCCGGCGGATAGCTCGACGAATCCGCGCTTTTCAATGGCGGCAATGGCGTCGGCGTCCTTGACCACCAGGTCAGCGGTGACGAAATCACCGTCCTGGCGGCCGGCGCCACGGATCAGACCCACCGAGGTTTTGCGGTAGTTCTGGGCGTTGACCAGTTCGCCGGGGTGCATGACCGTGACATCGGCGCCGTCGAAACTGGACAAGCTGTCAGCGGCAAACACCTCTTCGGCAGGCCTGTAGACAGTCACGCGAGCGTTGGGGTCGCCATCCAGGCCCAGTTCACGTCGCAGGTATTGCTGCGTGCCGGTCTTGGAGACGCGGCCGGGGACATGGAGGAAACCGGCCTCGTCATACGTGCGGGCCGTCGTCTTGAAGGTTGCCTTGTCTTGGACAAAGATTTTCATGCTGCTTTTTCCTGATTGCGCCGGACAATGGAATTGCGGATCGCGCGCGCCGTGCAGCGACACTGATAATCAGATCCTGGCTGTATTGGCTGGCCCTCATCGCTGGTCGGCAAGTCATCCCACCGGTAGATGCCTGGCCCAAACCCCACATCCGCCTTCGCAATCTCCGCGTGGCGGTGGCGGACGCGCTCATCGTGCGAGGTCATCCACTGGAAGTACTCGTACCCCGCATCAATCTGCCGCTGCTTCGTCAATTCCCCGTTGACCTTTGCCGTCTGGTCGCGAGCGATGAACCGGGCTCGGCGCTGCGTCACCCCGTATTCGTCCTCGATCTGCTTGGCAACCTCTCGCGGCAGTAGGCCCGTGCGCATGTTCGTGAACATGCTGTTGCTGACGTTCTTCAGGTATTGCTCGGGAATCGATGTGATCAGATTGGCATTCTGGATCACTGCTGCCTGCAGATTCGCTACGATCTCGGGCGAGTTCTGCAGCACATCGATGCCAAAGGAGCGCTTCTGCTCGCGGTCGATGGCCGAGAGCGTGGTTCGCACAAAACCCGAGGCCATGCGTTGCGCGAGCTTCTTAAAGCCCACCGATGACCACTTGGCGAGCAGCCGGTCGACGATGGCCTGTACATCCGGCCCCCACTCGTCCTTGGTGTACTCGGGCGGCATGATGGCCGGCACAAGCTGCTCGTCGATATCCTTCTTGACCGCGTTCACCAGTCGCTGCAGGATCTGGTTGTAGGCGATCTCAGAACGTGAAAGTGCTGCCATCGTCGCCATCCTTAGGCTTTTCGACTGGCCCGAGGCTCAGGTCTTCGCTGGCCTCGATCTTTTCGATTTCGCCTTCCTGGTACTGATAGGCTTCCTTGGCTTCCAGCTTGCGCATGACCTGTGCCCGGCCCACGACACCCGCATCCAGGTAGATCTGATCAGTTTCGGCTTCGGTCTTTTGTGCCTCGGCCTCGTCCTTGCAGTTCGGCTGCGTAAGCCGGTTCCAGTCGTAGTTGTAGTCGGCCGGCATCGTGCCCAGGGCCGATCTCACCATGATCGCGTCCAGCTTCGCCATGGGCCGGTCAAGCTGGCTGGTCTGCTTGCTGCGAATGCTGTCGTAGTAGTTGTTCAGGTCGCCTTCGCCCGTGGCGTTCAGGCCCGCCGGGGAACGACCGAACAGGCGCGTGCATGGAATCTGCGCGGCGCCCGAGATCCAGACCATGAAGGTTTCCAGCACTGGGGCGATGCCCGACATGTTGAGCGTCAGGCGGTCGAGCTTTTCGTCGCCATCGAGGAGCGCCGTGTTGATGATCGACTTCATCTGATCGAAGAGCGTGTAGCGCTCGATGATCTTGCCTTCCTGGTCAGTCGTCAGTTCCTCGGACAGGCCCTGGCGCGTGATCACGTCCACATTGGCCGATTGCATCAGTTCCGCAATGCCGTCCTTGGCCGATACCGTGTCCTTGATGTCTTCCAGGCACTTGCGCAGCTCGGAATCGCCCCAACCTTGCAGCAGAACACGCTGGCGGCGGGGCAGTTTGGCGCCCACGAATTTGATGAAGTGCGTCCAGTGGATGCGCTGGCTGCCCTGGTACAGGATGTAGTATTCGGGCTGCAGGTAGTTTTCGGCCAGCACGTCCCAGGTGTTGATGGACTGCGGGATCAAGTCCCAGCGGTCGAACACCATGAGGCGCTGCACGCCGCCTTTGCCCACGATCTGCGGCTGAAACGGCCGCTCGAGGTCTTGATTGGTCAGCGGCAGGATGACAGCGCCACCATAGAGCCGAGCCCAGGACAGCGCCTCATTGACGCAGGCCTGGACGTCTAGCCGGTCCTCTTCCTGGCGGATGTCGTCAGCCTGCTTGCATTTGATGGTGCGCCATTCACGTGTCGCGTCATCCGCGGGGATGTCCACGATCTGGCGAGCAATCCAGTTGGTCTCGTAGGCCGCCTGCCACTGCTGCCAGTCCATGAGACCGTCGTAGCGGAAATGGCTGTGCGTGCGCTTGCCTTTGCCCGTGCCCAGGCCGCTGACGACGTTCACCAGGCCGTCGAGCGTCAATTTGTATCTGGGTTTGGTCATAGCATTTCAGAAATGGATACGCGGGCCAGCATGCCGCGGCTTGCGGCAATTACCACCGCATCGGCCAGGTTCGGAGACCTAATATCTCTCTTCGCCAACTCTTTTTTTGACTCGACACGCACCTTTCCGGTGTTGTCGTAGTCGCGCAGCGGCGTTGATAGCTCAATGGCCAGACGTTCCAGCAACTGCGCATCGATTCGGCTGCCGTCGATGCTGATCATCTCGTCTGCCCTGAATTTGCGGCCCTTGGTGACGGCCAGATGCGTATTGCGGAACCGGTCGGCCAACAACCACCACGCTTGCGCCTTTAAATTGGCAAAAAAGTCCTTGTTCTTGATCTTGGTGTCGCCGTAGTTCTTCTCCGGCCGCTCCACCTTGGCGCCAGCGTTGAACTTGTAGTGCCGGCGCCACCCCATCGAATTCAAGTGCGAGCCGGTGCCAGCGCCCACACCGATCGAGTCATAGCCAATGACGTCGGCGCCGATTCTCTCGGCGTTCTGCTTTGTTCTGGCTGCAGACTCCCGTAGTTCGTCCTCGCCGCCTTTCCATTCGTCCAGCAGGCATAGGATCGAGCCATCCATGCCCGCGTCAGCGTTCTTGTCCTCGCCGTCGTCGGCCACGTCGTAGCCCACCGCTTTGCGCCCCGTCCAGTCGGCCTCAATGCTCAGGTGAGCGTCAATCGCGGACTGGATCCAGGCCCGTTTGATGACCGCACCATCATCCGAGTCGTACGGCACGCCCAGATAGACATGCTCGTAGGCCTCGAAATCCGCTTCCTTCAGGCGCTCAGCCTTTTCTCTGGCCGTGTCGGAGAGAAACGGATTCTCGGTATAGTTGATATGCCGGATGAGGCAATCGTCGCCCAGCAGCAGCGGCAGCTTGGCCTGCACGAAGTCCGTAGCCAGGTGCGGATTCCAGAGTATCCAGACCTCCGCGCCTTCCTTGCGAATCGTCGGGTCAATGACCGACCATTGTTCTTCGGTCAGCCCTTCGCCTTCCTCTATCCAGCAGATATCTACGCCTTCCGTGCCCTTGATGTCCTTCAGGTTCCGGGCAATGCCATAGAACAGAAACTCAGAGCCCGTTGTCCGATGGCGGATGGTCGAGACGCCAATCTCGAATTCATCCTCCCATCCGGCCGCCTCGATCTTTTCCTTGATGACCGTGTAGACCGAATCGGCGATGCGGTTCTGGAACTGCCGCACGCACAGGAACTTCAGCGAGTAATTCCGGGCCAGGAAAGCGGCCATGCCGCCGGCATCCTGCGTCTTGGATGAGAACCGGCCGCCCTTCAGAAGCTTGTATGGCTTTTGTGTTCGCCAGAAATCAGCCAGAGCTGGGTTCAGTCGAAACACGGGCGTCCTCGTAGAAATCTGCCAGGGTGCGGCCCCGCATACTCCCGTCCGGGTTTGTTATCTCCAGCTTGGCCGCTTCGGCGATACCGTATGCTTCGCGCTCCATCGAGACCAAGACCTTTAGCGCTTCGGCCAACTTCTTGGCGCTGTCGATCCGGCCTGACGTTGATGTCACCCGCTGAAATGCTCGCGATAGACCATCTGAACCATCTTCGCCAGCGCGCGCCGTCTCCAATTGCTCGAGCAGATCGATGTTGTCCGTCTGTATTTCCAGCTCATCCAGCAGCTTCATTGCCAAGCTGCGCGCTCGGGCAATATCACGTCGATGCGATACCCTGATCTCTGCAATTACCTGCGCGTTTGCCTCGACAATCCGCCGTTCGGTTACCGCCTGCTCGCTGGTAACCTCCTTGGTAACCTCGGCCCTGGTAACCAGCGCATCGGCCTTGGCCTTTATCTTTGCCTGAAGGTCCCGTTCCCATCCGTCACGCTTTGCGCGCTTGCCGATGGCCACATGCGAGACACCTTGAGCGACAGCGATTTCCCGAACAGACAACAGGCCAGCCCGGTAATCAGCTTCGATGCGTTCCCAGTCTGGCGCTTTCTTTTCTTGCGCCATGATGAATTCCAAAACACGCCGCCCCGCGAATCCGAAGACTCAGCGGGGCGGGGAAGGCCTTGGTAGGCCGGGAGGAGACAACGGGTTAATACCAATTGAAACAATAATTATCGAATCCTACGCTCAAACTTCCCATCGAAAAATTGAGAAAGGAGACCACGATGGCGCTTTACAAA